GTGCGGTGCGTGGTGCGCCACACTGCACGGAAGCGGGGTGTGACCTTCAGCATCTCAATGGGCGGCAGAGTTGCCAAAGGTCCACTCACTCGGAAGCGAATTGTATTTACAACGCGGCGCGCACGGGAGCGGCCACGGCAGGCGCCACGCTTTATGTGACGCACGCACCGTGTCTCCGCTGCACCGCTGCCATCATTCAGGCTGGCATCAAGCGCGTGGTGTACGTGGAGGAATACGGCGTGACGGGCGTGGATGCCCTGCGCAATGCCGGTGTGGAGGTGGTGCATGGATGCTGATACTGACGCCACACCCTGCCCCTTGTGCGTGAAGCGCGGGCCGGTGCACATCAAAGGCGGCTCGGACGGGTGGCGGGCCATCTGTCATGGTTGCTACGTGCACGGCGCGGAGCGCGTCACACCCGAGGCCACACACGCGGCGTGGAACACATGGGTGACGCAGGTGCGTGCACGCCAGGGGGTGACCTGTGGAACGTGACGATGGCACGGCGTGGTTGTCCTTGTTTGCGCTGGTGGTGTTGTGCGGCTTGGTGACCATCAAGCTGGTGGTGACTTACGGGTGCAGGGTGGAAGTGACGCAGGACAATGACGCGGGCGTGACCGTTACGGCTCGCCGCTGTGGTGGAAGATGAGCAAGGTCCCATGGGTGGTGGTGCGCCGTCTTGCTCTTGCACGGGCCATGGCCATCCACGCCGCTCAGGCATCCGGCAAGGATTGGCTTCGGATGAGCCAAGCAGCCAGGGAAAAGATGACGGATGATGCGGACCAGACGCTGAGTGAATGGGTGCGCAGTGGTCTGGCGCTCCAATTTGCTGGGGAGTACCGGGAAGCTGATGGAGGTGGTGCTCCTGTGGTGGATTGGAAAAGCGGACGCCAAGTGAACCACAAGGAATTGACGGGATGACCGGACGGTGTCATGTTGCCACCCCATGACACGGAAATCGGAAGGTGCCTCCAAAAGAAGCACCAGCTACGCGCACATTGTCATGGGGATGCTTGTCACCGGGCTCAATGCAGTCCGAGAGATTCGTCCAGACCCATCAAAGCACAGCCTCCTGCGGGCGGTGATTCACCTGAAGTCTCTTGGGTATCCTGAGAAGGCTGATGAGCTTGCGAAATTCATCAAGCGCAACTGGCCTCCAAAGAAGAGCAAGACGCGCCCAAAGACAGGTGACGTGCGGATGTATTCGGTGCTCTGCCAGGACACCATCAACTACGCCCGAATCCCAATGGAGAGCCTTGGAGCAGCCAGGGGTGACACGGTGCAGGCCGTATTTGAGGAAGACAAGATAACGCTGCGGCATGTGAAGTTTGAGCCCATGCGGCATGCGGAAGCCCGCGCAAAGAAGCCAAAGAGGAAGCCAATGATCCACGAGGAGGACAACCGTGAGTGAGCCTTCTCCCGCAATCCCGCAATCCCGCACAGCCAAGGAGCCGTGGACCGTGAGTATCAAGAACATACTCTTGGACCCAGACGGCAAGATGACGGCTGTTGTCCTTTCCAACGGAGCCCACCTGGGAGGCATTGTGGATGCGTCCATGAGGATCATGCCAGACATGAAGACCTTGGTGGTGTCTGTGGCACTGGAAGCACGGTGCACGCTGAACGGTGAGCAGCCGGTGGAGGCCTTCAAGGCAGAGGTGGAGCGCCGTAAGAGTATGCTCTCCATACCCAAGCAGAGCCTCCTTGGACCTGACGGGAGGCCGCTCTCATGACAACCGCCACCACACCAACACGCCAGTGGCCCGAGGTGTTGTCCGGTACTGCTGCTGACGGATTCTCCATTGCAACAGCCAGAAGGATGGCCGCAGTGCTGGAGGATGAACTCCGCTCAACGTATCCCATCAATACGGTCCCAGCTGACATGCTTGAGTCACTCCATGAGGTGGAAGCTGCCGCTTTAGCTCTAGAAAAGACGCTCATGGTATTTGTCTCCAGGATGGCGGAAGCATGCGGACAAAACAAGCCACAGGCTCTCATCCACCTGGGGTTCGGCCCCGGTGAGTCCATCAACGGGAGCTTTTGCGGTGAAGGTGGTGTGATCTCAAAAGTCCTGACAAAGATCACCTGCCCAGAATGCACCCGTCTCTGGAATGAATCCAAGGACAGGGGATGACAGGACCAATCCAATGGAAGACCATCCAAAGAAAACCAAGAAATCAAAGCTGACGGATGAAACCCGCACCATTCTGGTGGAGTCCGCGCGCATCGGGCTGACAAAAGCCCTTGCCTGCGCACGGGCCGGCATCAGCAAGACCGTCCTATTCTACTGGCTGGAGCAGGGAGAGAAGGACCGCCAAGAGGGCAAAATCCCTTGGCCAATTGACCCAGACACCAAGCGGTGGCTCCCGCGCACCAACATGAAGTTCAGCAAACACCTTGACCTTCTGAACTCTATGGAAAAAGCTGAGTCAGAACGCCTAGCTGAAGCGCTCATGCTGATCCGGCAGGCGGCAAGAGGGGGCGCAGTTGTGGAGCGGACCACCACCACAACCACCGGGGCGGATGGCACTCCACAGACACGGGTGCGGGAGAAGGTGGCGGAGCCAGATTGGAAGGCAAGTGCATGGTTGGCAGAGCGGACGCGGCGGCAGGATTACGGCGTGACGCGCCAGGAGGTCACCGGGGCGGATGGTGGGCCGGTGCAGGTGACCACGTTTGCTGAGTTGGTGCGCAAGGCTGCTGATGAGGAAGCCAAGGAAGAGGCTGAGAAAAAGAAAGAGGCCAAGTGAGCATGCGGGAGGAAGACCTGAAGCCGTGTCCGGTCTGCAAGACTCAACCGCGCTTCCGCTGGATGCCCGGGGACCGGTGGTCTGTGCGGTGCGGGAAGTGCGGAGCGTTTGGCGCCACAGGCCTGGATGCGGAAGCGGCAGCGGAGAAGTGGGCAGCTTGGTGCGGGCGGGTGGATGACTTCAACAATGACCGTTTCTGGTGAGGGGTGCTGACCAATGGGATACCGTTTGACGGCGCTTGAATCCACCTATCCAAAGATCATGCGTGAGAATCAAAGGTGACAAGCTCTGACCTGAGAGCATGGCGAAGGTGGCGCACTCACCCGCTTGAGTTTGTGGAAGAGTGGATGGGGCTGAACCTGTGGTCCATGCAACGCGAGATCATTGAAGCCATTCACAAGCCAGGAGTTCGACGGGTTGCCGTGAAGTCTTGCCACGGGGCATCCAAAACCTTCACAGCTGCGTGCGTTGCAATCACTTGGCTTGTTCTGCGTCCAGATTCCATCGTTGTGACTACGGCTCCCACGGGACGGCAGGTGCGCAATCTTCTGTGGCGTGAAATCAGAGGCATGGAGTCAAGATGTCGCAAGGCTGGCAGGCCGCTTGGTGGATTCCTGAAGCCTGGAAGCCCTGAGTGGAACATGCTTGGAGACAAGTGGATGGCACTTGGGTTCTCGTCTGATGACCCGGTGAACATGCAGGGTATCCATGCTCCAGGTGGTGTGCTTCTCATCATGGACGAGGGGAACGGCGTTCATCCTGACATTTGGAACGCGCTCCATGGTGTTCTGGTGGGAGAGCATGACCGCATGCTGGTGATTGCCAACCCAACGGAATCCAGCGGTCCGTTCTTTGAACTCTGGGGAGATCCAGAGTGCGTCAAGTTTACCATCTCAGCTGTGGACACACCCAATGTGAAGGAAGGCCGCACGGTCATCCCTGGCATGATTGGGCGGGAATGGGTCGAAGACCGCAGGAAGGCATGGGGGGAGGATTCAGTTCTGTTCAAGAGCCGGGTGTTGGCTCAGTTCCCTGACTCTTCTGATGATGCGTTGATCCCGCTCTCCTGGATGGACATTGCCCACCAGCGCTGGGACCAGCTGACGGAGGAGGATGCGTGGGGCACGGAGTCATGGCTTGGGCTGGATGTGGCCCGCACCGGTGACAACACCGTGGCTGCACGGGCTTATGACTGCGGAATCAGAGACCTTCACCGGTTCCGGCATGCACCAGGGACAGAGACCGCAGGATGGGCCATCCGGCTTTTCAAAGACCTGGGATGCCGGTCACTCAGGGTGGACGCTGACGGGCTCGGATCCACCATCTTTGACCTGATTGAGGAGTCATTGAAGGAGAAGGCCTTTGAGATGCACTTCGGAGGCTCCACCAAAGACCCAGACCGCTTCTTCAACGCGAAGGCGGAATGGATGTGGCACATGCGGTGCCTCCTTGACCCATCCAGGGATGGAGGGTCCATTGCTCTGCCGCGTGATGACCGGCTTGCCACGCAGCTTACCTCCTGCCGGTGGACACAGGACAAGAGGGGGCGCATCCAGATTGAGCCAAAGGAAGACCTCAAGAAGCGGATTGGACACAGCCCAGATGAGATGGACGCGGTGGTTTACGCGCTCGCCAGGATGGAGTGGACCCATCAGGTGTCAGTGGACCCCGAGCTGGGTTATCGTGCGAGCCCGTGGGCAATCTGAGGCCCACCCCATTTTGAGGTGAGCACATGGCTTCCAGGCAGAGAACACTCCCCCCTGTACCGCGCAGGTCTGACATTGTTGGTGTGAGCGGAGTTGCCCACTACGGAAACCGTTCCCGCATTGAGGATGAGTTCCACCACAACCTGCGGGGTGCTCTTGCGGTGAAGGTGTACCGGGAGATGCTGGACAATGAGCCCATCATTGGCGGTGCGCGCAACGTCATCGAGTGGGCCATACGGCAGGTGCCGTGGGTTGTGCGGGAGGCGTCATCCAGGCCCATGTCCGTCAAGGCGGCTTACCTTCTTGAAACATGCATGGAAGACATGGAGATGACGTGGACGGAGTTCATCTCTGACGCGCTTTCGCAGATTTGGTTTGGGTGGGCAGGATTTGAGAAGGTGCTGAAGGTCCGCTCAGGACCAAGCGCAGACCGGTCAAGGAACAGCGCATATGATGACGGTCTGCTTGGCTGGCGTGGATTCTTCCTGCGCTCACAGGAAACACTGCGTGAGTGGGAATGGGATGATGAGGACAACGTTATCGGGTGGTGGCAGCAGGCTGTGAACCAGAAGGTCCCCGTGTTCCTGCCTGCTGAGAAGATGGTGCACTTCAAACTCATCTCCAACCGTGGGTCACCCGAAGGGCGCTCCCTTCTGCGCAGCGTGTACCGTCCCTGGTATTTCATGAAGCGGATTCAGGAGCTTGAGGCCATCGGGATTGAGCGTGACGCCACCGGCATGATTGTCTTGCGGCTCCCTCTTTCCTACTGGGACGGTGACCAGACAAAGCGCGACAAGTTTGATCGTATGGCACGGCTCATCAAGCGCAACGAGTATGAGGGCATCACTTTCCCATCCTCACAGGACCGTGAAGGGAAGCCCACGGGGTTCAACATTGAGCAGATGGCAAGCGGAGGTCCACGCCAGATCAGCCCGCGTGAAGCCATCCGTGGTTACCAGCGGGAGATTGGGATCAACTTCAACACTCAGTTCCAGCAGCTTGGCTCTGACGGCGTTGGGTCCAACGCTCTGAGCCAGGATCAAACAAGCATGTTCCGCATGGGACTTGGGTCTGTGCTGGCGTCCATACGTGACACGCTGAACCGTGACCCAGTGAACGAGATCCAGGAACTGAACGGCATCCCTGTGGAGGACAGGGCGTGGATTGACTTCGGCGACATGGAAAAGCCTGACCTCATCGGCTTTGCCAACGCCATGAAGACGCTGGTGGACGCCACCATTCTGACCCCTGATGACAAGATTGAGCGTCACGTACGTGACATGTTCAAGCTGCCAGTGCAGGACGGAAAGCCTGATGATGAGCAGGCTGATGACGTGGAGACGGATGACGCTGAGTCTCTTGCGGAAGACTCCGTTGGTGAAGTGGAGGAAGCACCTGAGAGCGAGCAGGAGGATGCGGAGGAGTCCATTGGCAAGATGGCTGTGCCAGCTGACGTGAGGAAGGTGGCGGCCGCCATGCTTGAGAAGTGGCATGCGCTTCCACCAGGGAAGCGCACCAAGAGTGTGGTGGCGCTGTCCAGAGCAAAGATGTTGGCACGTGGAGCCATCCCAGAATCTCAGGTCAAGGCCATGAAGTCTTTCCACGGCAATACCAAGATCCCGAAGATTGGGACGCTGAAGCACCAGCAATGGCTGGCCAATGGCGGTGAGGCCGGGCGCAAGTGGGTGCTGGGGTGAGCCACGACCATCCTGAAACAGGATGGCCGGTGGACCCAGCAATGAGGCCACTGGTGCGCGCTTACATCAAGGCAACGGAAGGCATGCACCCGTACATTGATGAGGCGGTTCAGCTGTATGAGCGGCGCGGGTGGATGGACCCGGTGGCCATGGTGAAGAGCATTCCATGGGAGGACCAGTGGGAGACTCCGCTCCGTGA